CCCTTGTTTCCAATGTTCTCGCCTAACTTCATCTTCTACGATTTGAAAAGGTGTATTTACTAAGCAATAACATAATAACGCTTCTTCTTTACCCGACAACCACATATAACCTTGTAATTGGTAGTAGTAATCTTTGTTAGGGCATTCAGTCTCGAAAAAAGGAAACGTTGTAGCATCCCAAGAACACTTGACATCTAAAAGAATTTCATTCGTGTTTACGTCGGGAGTTCCTGTTAAGTAGTCATTGGTTAGATTCTCGTCATTCTTGTAGATAAAACCTAAATCAAGAACATCGTTAACCAATTCGATTCCTTCATCTTCTACTTCGTTACCTTTGTCCGTGTACCTGCTCCAAAACTCCTTACGGATTCCGTATTTATGTTCGATTGCAAGTTCCTGAATGTAGGTCTTTGTAGTTTTAGAAAGAACCTCCCCTTTTGTTTTGGGGAGACTCATAATTTTGCCTATTTGTGATGCTCTTATTTTCATTAGTATCTAAGGCTAACTTTGTTTCTATTTCTATAATTATAAACATCTTCAATTAATGTTTTATATTGCTCACGATTAGCACAATCAACTAATGCTGTTGGTTGTAATCTTATTTTGTGCATAAAATCATTAAAATCAAAGTTTTTATTTTGAAATAAACCTATCAATGTACCAACAAAAGCACTTCTGTTATATCCTAAGTAATAAGGTTTTATCATTCGTATTTTGTTTGCCCATTCTTTTGCTAATTCAAAATCTTTTCCATTCCAAGTCCCTTCCTCAAATATTTCTTTTAGATTTACTATTTTACCTTCTCTAAATTTATTAGCAAGATTATTTAAATTACCGCCACCTGTTACATTTGAACACATTGCTATACAATCATTAAAAGTATAATCATCATTTTTATTTACAAATTCTCGGAGCTTAATATAAGATTCAATTCCCATATTAGCGTATCCTTCCATAAAATCTTTTTTAGTCCAATTCTTTTGGTTAAGATTTAATGTATGAACTTCATTTAACGAATATCCATTTACAATAATGTAGTAAACAAACGATTCAGCTTCTTTAGCAGCCATTAAACGATGTTGACCGTCTATTACTTCCATTCGTTCATTAACTAAAATTGGGTTACACTTCATTCCATAAACACGAATTGAATCAGCTAATCGATTAATGTGTTGTAAATTTGGAACCCTGTTTCCGTCAATCTGTTTAAAGATTGATAAATCACTTGTTTGATAAACCTTGTTTACCTCTTTTCCTGTTTGCACGTGGTTACTGTACTTCGCCATTGGTGCTGCTGTTGTGTTATACATAGCTTTTAATTATATAAGTAATAATGCTTTTTGTTGAACTTCAGTTAATTCAAACTTTGCTTGTAGCTCTTCGGCTGTAAATTCACCGTTACGGATAGCTTCTACTGCTTTTAAGAATCGTTCACCTTGTATGGTTTGTTTTTGTTTGCTTTTTTCTTCTTCTAATCTTTCAGCAAATTTCTTTGGTTCCGTCTTTATGGGTTTTACTTGTTCTCCAGCTGCGTCAACATCTTTGTCAGTTACAATACCTAAAATCGAAGAAAGTGCGTAACGTCTTAAATAAGTAATTGCAGAACCTAAAACTTGAAAATCATTCATTCCTTTTAATTGTACTCCTTGCGGAATATCTGTTTGGCTGTCTATTTGTTCACCGCTTTCGCAATGAAACAATACAGTTACTATTTGTTGACCGTTAATTAGTTGGGTAAATCCTAATCCGTGTTTTTGTAATAACGGGTTAATCACTTCAAAGATTTTCGGAAGGTCAGCATACGAATATCCGTAACCTTGCGTTCCTTTGTGAATTACTGGCACTTCCTGCTGAAATGCTGCTAAACTTTTAAATAGGTTTTTCATAATATAAATTTTAATTGTTTGACAAATATAACTATTCTTTTTAATATAACAATAGATAAATAAAAAATATGTAAATTAATTTATTATAACAAAGTATAAACGCAATTAAAACTGCGCCTATACAACTGTTATAAAAATTTTTTAAGACCATTCGCACATCGTTCTATGCTGTTTGCTCGTTCCTGAAGGCTTTGAATTTGTTCTTGGATAGTTTGCTTACAATCACTTGTGAAATAGCCGTTAGAAGTAGCTATCAGCGGAATAATGCCATTTGTACGAATGTAGTTAACTATTTTACGCAAACGAACACCAGTCATTTTAATTTTATAACCTCGTGCTAAAAGATATTCGTTTAATCGGGTTACAATCAATTCCGACTTAATAGGGTTCGCCTTTTTGTAGTTTCGGAAACCGTGAACAACAATAGGCAAAATCTCCATTTCTTCGCTTGTAAGTTCGTGTGTGAACTCTTCAAAATTTGTTACGCTCATAATTTAAGTTTTAATTGTTGGTTCAAAAGTAATTATATTTTTTAATATAACTACAATTCTTTTGTCTTTTTTTTATAGGTATTAATTATTTCTTTGAGTTCATCCTTTGTAAACTTTCGTGTTTTCCTTGCTTCTGCTTCTAATTCGTGATAACTTTCAATTCCGATTTTATGTATTAAGTTTCTTTGATATTCGATTAAGTTTCCACTTAAATAGGTATTGCAATGTTCGCATTGAAGATGGACATTCAGTTCACTAAAACGAACGTTCCAATGGTTATTAGCATTGAAGTAATGTCCTGCGTTTTCTTTTAATGGTTTCTTTTGGCAGCTTATACAAACTTGTCCTTTATCTCTTAATCTTATATACTTGTTAAAAATTATCTGAGTAGCTTTAATTAGTTCTTGAACTGTCTCTAAGTCGTTCTTCATTTTTGCTTTCGTCTTTTTCCATACTTTCGCCTTTTCGGATTCTACCCAAACACGGACGCATTCAGGTTCTAAACAAAACTTTTGATTAAAGCGGATAGGCTCAAACTTCTCTTTGCAGTTTTTACACTTCATAATTCGTAATTTTTGGTTTGTAATTGTAGTTGCAAATCAAGAACCTTAAATTTTTCTTCTTGAAGTAACTTTTCAAGTCTAAAATTTTGCTGTAATGCTGCTCTTAGTTCTTTTTCCATAGCATCGTAACTAATCTTTACTTCTTGTAAGTCTGCTAAACTACGTTCCATTGAGTTAATTAAATCAGTTCTGTGTTCGTGTTTTTGTTTGATTTCTTCAAGGCTTATTTTAATCTTTAAATAGGTAGTGTCTAATAACACTTTGCCTTTTATAATTGTCAATTCATCCATAATTCGTGTTTTTGTTTATTATAATAATCAAAATGGAACATCGCCTTTACTTTGTTTCATCTTTTCGCTAAACGAAAGTAATTGTTTTCCGTTAACTAAATCGGGTTCGTTTAATGGTAGTTGTTTAACAGGAAATTGATTACTAATTACATTCCGTTGTTCACTTGCGTAATATTTCGTGTAATTGTTGTTTTCTGCATCTTGAAAATAGTAAGTTAATCGGTCTTTGTCAAAATACATTTTAATGCTTCCGACTTCACCTATTGAACGGGGTTTAATTTTGTTAAAGTAAATTATAACTTCATTGCTTAAAATATCCTCACGATGAACGGTTATCATTGATTTACCCGAGTTAAACCATTCACTACCACCTTTTAAATCGTAAGGACTTGGAGCGGGTCTTTTCCCGTTTTCCTTTTCAGTTAACTTAGGATGAATAATTGTGTGTAAATGCAAATCGTTTTGTTCTGCAATATGATTTCTTAATGGTAAAATATATTCTAAATATTGTGCATATCCCCCGTGTTTTTCGTAATCGTGGCTCATATCCTTCCAACTATCAATGGAAGCTGTGTGCAATCCTTCGTCCGTGTTTTTTAATTTAACTGCCCATTCCCAAAAATCCTGCGGACTTAATTTTCCTTTGGTGTCGCTTCGTGTAACGATATGAAAGTGTCGCATAACCCATTCCATTGCGTGCGTTATTTCAATATCCGTTATTACATTTTCTGCGTTTGGATTAAAACTTTTGCCCGTTTTTTTATGGATTAAATCGGCTACTATTTCAACGTTGTTTCCTACGTCAGGAAAATAAACTAAATGCTTCCAACCGTAAAACTTTGAAGTATTTACAAGTAGCTCCATAAGAACTTGAGTTTTACCGCTCATAGGGTAACCTGTCCAATCGGTGCAATTACCTAAAGTCATTGAGTAATGTTTGTGTAATTGTTCCCAACCTAAAAACATTCCTTTTTTATGGTAGTTATCACGATGTTTGTAAATCTTATCTACAATATCGCCTTGTTCAGTTATTTTAAATCCGTTCATTGCCAAGGTGCTTTAAATTTTTCTTCTTGTTGTTTAGGGTTAAACTTTTCATCATTCTTTTTCCAAAGTGCTAATCTACGTGAAATGCTCCAAGTAGTTTCAAGTTCAAATTTAAGTTTTGGATTTTTACTTTGAGTTTGCTCAGTCCAATATGCATAAAAGTCGTTTAACATATTTTTACCATAAGTTGGTAAATAATCTTTTAATAATTCAGCAAATTCTAATTTGCGTTGTTCTATTGTTTCTTGTTTATTTGTTTCTTGTTTATCTATACTAACAATGCTTTGACCTTGCTTTGTACCGTGCTTTTGCAGTGCTTTGTCTAATGCTTTGGTATCTGCTTTGGTAAAATTTACAATAGCAATTATATTGCTTGAATACTGATTTGATGACTTTTCTAATAACTTAATAAAACCAAAATCAATAAGTTCATTCAATCCTTGCGAGTATGTTCGCCAATTTTTAACCCCAATAGCTTCCATTACCATTTGAGAAGGTAAACCAAATTTTTCTTTCCATCCCAATCTATTACAATGTTCAATAGCAAAAAAATAAATAGCCGAATGAATTGGTTTGATTCTATCAGGATTCTCAAAAGCAAAATCCCAAAACTTTCTGCTTAATTCATATCCGTTCATCTGTTAGTTTTAAATAGTCAATTAATGCTTGTACTTGTTCATCGTCCATAATACAATGTGTACTTCCGTGTCCATTAAAAATTGTAATCATTAATTCTTTTTGATACGTTCTATAAAATTCAACTTCATTACCTTCAGCATCCTCACCTTTTAATAATAATTGCATAACTTAAAATTTTAAATAAAACAAAAAACCCCTTAAATCCTTTGGGGCTTCACGTCCAAATTCATTAAGAGGTTCAATAACATCTTTCGGTTTTATAGTGTGAAGCCAAACCGTTTACAAATATACTAATTATTTTTTAATCAAACTCAAAATTCTTATAAAAATTATTTGATATGTTAACACGAATCTTCCACCGCTTTATTTTACGATAGTCAATCTTCTGCTTTGCATTGTAAAGTATAAATACTCTCATCACCAAAACTTAATTATAAAGTGAATAACGATGTACCAAAATAAACCACCTAAAAAAAAGTAGACTGCGCATCCTAAGTAATTTCTCATAGCTTTTCAATTTCTTCTATTACTTTATACCAATAATTTACTTGGTATATATTTTCTATTTCTTGAATTACATAAGAACAGGCTGTAATAGCAAATCTTTTACTTACTTCTAATTCTGATTCTGCAAGTGTGTATCCATTAAAATCAAAAATTCTTATCATTTCTTCTGCTTTCTCTTTAGGTGTCATACTTTAGATTTAACTATTACTTCATTATGGTTAATTACTTTAAAACTTCGTGTCCGTTCGTATTTCTGCATAAATTGTAACGACATTTTGTTATATACATCTTCGTGATATTCCTTACCCTGTAGTAGCAATTCTTTTAATCTTTCTATTTGCTCTAACAAAACTGCTTCATTCGTCCATTCGAACACCGCTGTAACTTCTTTAGCTTTCATTTTATTCGTTTATGTTTTCCTGTTCTTAATATATCTTCTTCTTTGATTCCGTGTTTTTGTGCGTACTTCAAAACGTATTCTTCGCAATACTCTAACACGGATGAACTATAAAGATGCTTGTCGTTAATACTTACTGCATAACTTAAATAAGTTCTATCCTTATACGTTTGAGTTATTTTTCTAATCCACCTGTATTTCATCACTGAATAAATAAAATTACAATAATAGACCCAAGTAAATAACCAAAGGCACTTGAGAAAGCCATTTTAATGCGTTCTAACCACGTTTTAGATTCTACGATATACCCAACAAAGGGCAAACCTAAAAAAGGGCTTATAAAAGCAAAAAACATCATTCCGTATATTTCGCCTTCAGCTACAAACCTTATGTAAAAAGTAGAACATATCTCAATGATTAAAGCTGACAAACCAATAATGAAATATTTCATATTAAGTACTTTATTAATTCATAAACTTCTCTTGTTTCAATTTCTGCTATTGTAATCATTTCTTCTTCAAAGGACAAATCTTCATCATAGTGATTAACAGCCCAATGCATTAACTCGTGATACAAGTTGCAAATCAAATCAAGGTGACTATTACATCTATTAAGATTGATGAACACAAACATCCTGTCTGATACATTATACTCTCCTTCGTGTGGTATGTGATTTGCCCATCCACAGATATAACTTCCTTCACTTGTATTTGGATGAGCAAGACAATCTTTTTTATTTAACCCGTGCATTTCATCGACATTGTAGTAATCAAAGATTGAACAAGGGTTAGTGCTGAGTAATAAATCGTAGTGTTCTCTTGTTATTTTTAACATATATCTACTTTTTAAATTTGTGTCCAAGTTTTATCGTTCTCATTCCATCTTAACGTTCGTGCTTTTGCGTGACAAACCTTCATATAATGCTGAATGTCCATTCTTCCCGTGTTGTTTTTCTTTTGCTCCAACCAATAATCAATAATTTCAATCAAAGTCGGAGACGCTTTTTTAGGCTTTCTCATCGTATTAAAATAAAAAGTGATAGTAATGCACCAAACGTGCCGATAAACAGCGTTAAACCGAAGGAAATGACCCTTAAAAACTCTTTGTGTTCTTCGTTGGCA